TGTCTCCATCAAATGATCCACCACCATCACCTTGAATACCAAGTTCTACACCATCTGGAAAATTGACTTGAACCTCAAACAGATTGGGGCGAGTACCGCCTCCAACCAGTTTGGATTTAAATTGAGAAATCGTTCTCTGTGGAATTACTGCCATTTTTTAAAATCTCCTTTTGTTATTTAGATTTAATAAGTTAAACTCGACCTGCTACTTCTTCAAAGCTAACACCAGTTCTGGTGGCAACAAATGTAAGAGTAACATAGTTGATTGACTTGGCAGGCTTCAAGAAGATGTCTGCTCTAAATTCATTATTATCAATGATATCAGGAGTGTTATTTGTCTCATCACAAATGACTAGGAATCCATAAAGTCCTCTCTTAGCTTCCACATCTCTTAGATATGGTTCAACAATATTAACAAAGTTTGCTCTTGTGACCTGATCATTAAGTTCAAAGAGTTGTGCTTCTGCTGCTTTCTGTAATGCTTGCTCAATTGTTAGGAATAGTCTTCTAACATTGATTCTATCAAAGGCAGATGCATAACCTAAACCAGTCTTATCTCCAAAGAGCATAATACCAGTTCCAGGTTGATTAACTATAGAGTTAATTCTTAATGGATAGAGTTGGTCTCTTTGTGATTTATCTGGGTTGTAAGCAAGTTTAATTGCATTATTAATGATACCTCTTTGCTGTCCAGCAGGAGAGAACCAAGGATAAGAATTAACACTTGTCCTTACCATCAATCCAGCAACATCACCATTAGTTGGGATGAATCTGAATTTATTATTGAATCTATCATAGGTGTACTTGTATCCACTATCAAATACAGCATAAGATGAAGATGATAATGAACTAAAGAACTTAATTATATTATCAGTTTGAGTAGTAGTATTAGTTATATTTACAACGTCTGCTCTATGAGGAGAAATAACTGCCATGCAATCTTTTCTTTCACCAGCAATAGAAATTAATCTATTTGCTTTTGCTTGAGATTGTGCCTTATCAGTAAGACCAGGACCCATGATTAGATAATCTAAAGCAATTTCATCTTTATTCTTGAACAGATTGTAAGATGTAATTAGATTTCCTAGAGTTGCTGCATATCCTCCAGTGGCAGAATAATCTTGACCACCAGTTAGAGTGTATGTGGTATTTCCAATCACAGCAAAAGTAATACCTTGAGCATCTCTATTCCAACCACCAGAAGCAGTAGTTATTGGAGTATATGCAGAACTAAAGTCTGATGCTGCTACACTTCCATCTGAACCATCAGAAGGATCATCTCCTGTATAGACATACTTAGAATAAAGAGCAAGATAATCTTTGTAGAATATCTTCTGAGGTGCATTTTCAGATGAAACTGCATCCTTTGCCTTAGAAAGATTAAGACTCTTCTCAAGAATATTTCCTTGAATTCCTGTTACTGTACCATCATCATCTACAACTACTACATGGATTCCATCATTCTTAGCAGATCTATCTTCTGCCCACTGAGAAGTATATGGTCTAGGAGATAAAGATTTCCAATAAACAGTAGAGTTAGTAAGACCCAATGTTTGTTGATCATACCAATCTTTAACATAATTTCCTCCAACTGTAGCAAAGGTAGCAATACCAACTGCAGAAGAATTAATAACGCTAACATTATTTCCTGCTATAATAGATCTTGCTTGATCTCCTTGAGCATATGTAATTGCAGTTGAAACTCCAGCAGTAGTAACCCTATTGGTTATTTTAACATCAATGGTTGTTAAACCCATTCCTGTAATAATACCTTTAAGATATCCAGTGAAATTGGATGTATCTCCAGAACCAGCAACCACTTGATCAGTCAATGAGACTGTTACACCCATACCAACTGATACACCAGAAGTAGTTCCTATACCAATAGTTTGGTCTGCAAAGTTATCAATAGAACAAACCTTAAGTTGATTTGCCCAACTACCAGGTGTCTTAGCAGCATATCCATATGTCTGACCTACACCAGCATAGTTTGCCACATAGTCATCATAATTTTTAATCTTAAGACTGCTATCTACAGAATCATGACTTCTATTGCCATTAGCAGTATTTAACTGGTCATCATCTGTTCTTACTACTTTTAGAACTCCTCCATATGTAAGGAAAGAAGATGCACTCATCCAATATTCATACTGAGCATCAGTACCAATTGGTTTTCCAAATGTATTAATTAATTGATTTTCTGTAGTAATGTCAGTGGCTTCATCAATAGGTCCTATTTCAAAAGGACCAGCAATGGCGCCAATATTATCTAATACATTTTCTGCTCTCCCTACAGTCAGATCCACCTCCCTTGTTAATACACCAGGAGATAATTGTGGAGTCGCCATGTCGTCTAGCCTCGTCTCAGTTTATCTGAAAATATTTATTGTTTTTGATGTTTTCATTGGGGAAACAATCCATGAACACTACCAATCTGGATAATTCCAATCTGCATGAGGTTTAATTTTCTTTCTAGTATCTACAATTCTCCTGACAGTACATACCTTACATTCATAAGAATATGCAGATGCTAATGTCCCTCTATCTTTACGTGTTAAATAAAACCCATCTATTAAATTTTTAGTCTCTCCACATACTCTACATTTTCTATCAGAAAGTAATAAATGTCCTAATCTTATTTGATTATCTAATTCCATTATTTTTCTGCTGCATATAAGGCAAATGTTGAAGTAGTTATGACAGTCATCATATTAGCAATATGCTGTTTAACATCAGAATCACATATCTTACCAGGCATAAAGCAACCAAATATAGTTGCTCCTACTATTGCTAGTTGAAAAAAGATAACAAACCTTATAAGGTCAATAACTTGTTTCTTAGTATCCACTTACCTATATTCCCACATATAAGATCTATCTCCATATTCATCACCATTCCAATTACCAGGAGTTCCTGCTAATCTATCTAATTCCAAAGTTCCATTATCTATTTTCCATGTATCACCCTCTGCATCCACAAATGTATCATCATCCAAACCATCCATAATAAAACCAAATGGAGCCATGTCTTGTTCAATCTGATTCTTCTGCTCTTCATATAGTCTCTTTCTTACATCTTGATCAGTAAGTTCTTTAAAATAATCCTGTGCTACTAACCATGCATATATGACAAGACACATAGCAAGGTCATCATTGCATCCTTCTTCTGCTTCAAATGAATTGTGTTTTTGAATAAAGGTAGTTAATTCACTAAGAATTTCATAATCATTAAATATAAGTTTATCTTCTTCTACTAAAGTTTTTAAGTTAAGAGAACCAACTTTCTTAACTGTCTTGGACATCTTCACACCCAGTTGTGTCTTCTTACCAGAAAATCCTTGTCCTACTATCTGACCTGCTCTACCACGCATAGAACACATCAATAAATTTTCATACTCCAAATCATAGTTAATAATAGCAGCAACTTGATCTCCTACATCATTAACCTCACATAAAATAAATGCTTCATTATAACTCTTTGCTACTTCCCATATAACATTAGGGAATAGCATAGGTTTAATTTCATTATTTCTAAACTTAGCAACTACTTTATGAGGAAACTCTGTAATATCAATTACAACAAAAGCAGAGTAGTCTCCTCCTACCCCTCTTGCTACATCAACTGTAATAACGTAATCATGATCTGGTTTACATACTTGATATACATCTAATCCAGCACTTCTAGTTTGTGGTTCATCATATACTAATGCTCTTAATTTACTAGGAGCAATCAAAGTATCAACAGATCCTAAAAACTCACACTCAAACTCAACTTTAAACTGTGCTTCTGAAGTGTTGGCAATAGTAGATTTCTTCCACTTTTCATCCCTACCAGGTACTTCACTCCAATGAACATCAGTTGGGATATATTCATTCTTAGCTTTCTCAGCATCATGCCACAACCTATAGAAGTGGTTCATACCATGAGGCGTAGAGACTATGATAACTTTAGTGCTCTTACCTGAGGTAATAGTAGGATAAACTGAACTAAAGAATGAATCAGCAATATGGTTAGGAACAAAAGCAAATTCATCCAAGAATAGGATGTTAAATGACATACCCCTAACAGCAGATGCTGATGTCGAAGCAGCAAGAATCTTAGAACCATTCTCCAATTCTAGACTTCCTCTGTTCCAAGATATAATACCTTGTTGCATCCACTTAGGTAAATTCTCATAAGCAGTTTGCAATCTACCTAGCAGTTCTCTAGCAGTGGCTGCTTTGTTAGCTAGTATACCTACATTGACACTATCATTAAAAACAACATAGTGTAAAAGATAAGCGACACAAGTTGTAGACTTACCTGTCTGTCTAGGCATCTTACAGATATTGAATCTGTTCTCATGGAAATTCTTAATTAACTTCTTCTGAAAATGGTAGGGTTTAAATGGTGTCAGACCTTCATCAAGACTTACAATCTTGACATACTTTTCTGCAAAATAAATGGGATCATTTCTACAAGCATAAAACTCAAGAACTTGCTCTTTAGTAAATGATTGTTCTACATTCGCTTTTTTTAGGTTGGGATTACCTAGATAAATGTTGTCTGACATAATGAACCTCCTACATCATTTCATACTTTCCAAACTTTTTGTCATGCTCCCTAGTCTTTATAGTCATATCTATAATCTTTTCTAGTTGCTCAACTTTCTTTTTCAATTCCTTATTCTCTACCTCCGATTTGGAGGAGTGGTTCTCCTTGGTCATAATTGGAAACTTGGTAATTCCAGAGTGTTGCTCCAGGATACACTTTTACCACTTGATCCTGAACTTCTCTGCGTGATGGTTTTTTGATTGAAGGGAAAAACATTTTTATACAGTAGTTTTTGCCTCTCCAAGACAAATAACAGTCAATAACATTTCCTATTTGTGCTCGTAACTTTGTAGCCTCTCTTAAGGAAATCATTATGATAATACATCATTTACTTTAATATTTATATTTCTTTATACTTGTAATGCAGTAAATATGACTTTAAAGGTTGTGGAACTAGATGAAGCAGGATATCCCAATAATCTTAAAGCACCACTATTAATATCTGTAGAGAAGGTTGCTATACCTGTTGGTTGATTTAAAGTTCCAAATTCATTCATATATGTATTAGTCCCATCATGAATAACATTAATAGTAGTCATATTATAATTAGTTCCTTGTACAATTTGTACTTGATAATTTACAGATCTATATAACGAACTTGA